AAGGGATAAAAGATTAGCGGAAGAGTTGGCGGTAACGGAAGCTATCAAAGCCGCTAATATGGGTTTAGTACAAGCCGGATTCGATGCTCTAAATGCTATGGCTAAAACGGAAGAAGGACAGAAGAAGTTAGCTATGGCACAAATTTTAGTCAACCAAGGTATTGCACTTTCTAACGCAATAGCAGGTGCGCAAGCCTCAGCACTTGCAACAGGGCCGGGAGCTGTATTTAGCGCACCGGGATTCACAGCGACGCTTGTTGGTTTAGTGCTGTCTTCGTTTGCACAAATTAAAGGTATAATGAACCAAGCGGGCGCGGCTACAGAAGGTCTTCAAACAAGCGCACCTAACCTTAGCGGAGGTGGTTCGGGTAGTCCAAGTGCAGGCGGTGGTGGGGCTACGCTTGCTTTAACGCCAGACCTTGCTCAATCGTTTAACGACGCTTTAGGATCGCAAGCAGTACAAGCCTATGTCGTACAGCAAGACTTAGCAGATGCCAACGCACTACAACAGTCTATAGCCAACCAAGCTTCACTTGGGGGCGGATAAATAAACAACATCATAAACCGTATTTTTTAAGATATGAGAAAGAAAGTAGAACTACTTATTGACGAAGAAGAGCCGATTAGCGGGATCGAGGCTGTAAGCCTTGTAAGATTTCCTGCAATAGAAACGGACTTCGTGTACCTATCGAGTCAAGCAGATAAGAAAATGGCGTTCGCTATGGACGACGAAAAGCAAATGCTCATAGGGCCGGCTTTAATTCCTGACAAGTTAATCATGCGACTTGACGAAAACGACGAGGAATACGACGTCTTCTTTTCTAAAGAAACGGTGCGTCAAGCGATGGAGTTATTTATGCGTGAGGCAAGAACAAACGAAAGCACACTCGAACACGCGTCAAAGATTGACGGAGTTACAGTTGTTGAGTCTTGGTTGGTAGAAGATTCCAAGAAAGATAAGAGCGCGTTGTACGGTTTTGACTTGCCTGTTGGCACTTGGATGATTGCATCTAAAGTAAACAACAAGGAAATTTGGGAAAAGGTAAAGAAGCGCGAGGTGCGTGGATATAGCATTGAGGGCTACTTCACAGACAGACTTGTTGAGATGAAGCGCGGGAAGCTTTGCAAGAATTGCCCACAAGACGACCAAATTATAGCAGAACTAAAGTCTTTACTATTGGAAGAGGTTAAACCTGCGGGAGTGCTAAACGGTCAGCCGTTATTTGCACGCTCACAAGACGCGTCATTATGGGGCGAAACTTTCTACAATAGAACCGGCTTTACTGTAGTAAAACTAAACGACGAAACGTTGTACGCGGCCAAGGAAGCATTTGAAAGCTACCCATGGGACGAATGCGTCCGCGATCAGATAAACCGCTACGGCTCAAAAGAAGTGGCGGAGAAGGTTTGCGGTATGATTAGAAGCAAATACGGGTAATAAATAAACACCCTAAAGTTTGATATATATAACCTTGTAACAATCTAATAAGTAACGATGAACACAATCGAAAAAATCCGAGAGGTATTAGGACTTCCAAAGCAGAAGTTCTATGCCGAAGCACGCCTTGAAGATGGGCGTGTAGTCGTTACCGAAGCTGAGTCAATGGACGTAGGCGTAGAAGTTAGAATCCTTGACGACAGCGGCGAGGCATCACTTCTTGACGCCGGCACGTACACACTTGAGGACGGTACGAAAATTGTTGTTAGCGAAGATTCGCGCCTTGCACAGCTTGGCGACGATGAAGCCGTTGACGTTGAAGTTGAACTTGAAGACGCCGAAGAAGTCGAGGAAAAACTCGAAGACGAGGAAGAAGAAGTAAAGGTGGACATGAACTACGACAAAGTTCGCGACGCTTTAGACCAAGGCTTCCCCGATTTAGGCCAAGACACTATTGACGCTATCGCAACACTTGTTGCAACAATCTACTCAAACGACGAAGAAGTTGAGGTTGAAGTTGAAGCGACTCACACTCCCGACCACGACGAGTACGCAAAAGTTCTTGAAGAGGCTTTCTCTAAAATCGACTCAAGATTAAAAGTATTAGAAGACGCACCTGCGTCAGAGGGCGTTAAGCACTCACCTAACAAGTTTTCGGCTACGCACAAGTCGAAGGATCTAAATAATTTAACAAGTGTAGAACGTGCGCTACATATCATTAACTCTAACAAATAATAAAATGAGTAATTTGAAAAAATACGATTTCGATATTACCGTTGCGGCTAACACTTATGCCGGCGAGTTAGCTTTACCGTATGTAACGGCGGCTTTACTTGGGGCGGAAACTATCGCAAAAGGACGTTGTCGTCTAATCGAGGGCGTACAATACAAAGCTGTAATTAACACGCTAACAACTACGGACACTATCCAAGCGGCTAACTGTGCGTTTAACGATGGAGCTGACCTTACTCTTGGCGAGCAAGTAATTACACTTAACGACCTTGCAGTTATGGAAACTCTTTGTCGTGGTACTTTATTCCCAACATGGGTAGCGGCACAAGGTTCAATGAACCGTAACGGCGACCTTCCGGTTGAGTTTACAGACTTCCTTATGGCGTCTGTTGCTGAAAGAACAGGAACAAATCTTGAAACTTTAATGTGGCAAGGAGATGCCGCAGCAGTTTGGGGACTTGGTCTTCTTTCTAACGACGGTGTAATTGACGAGGCAGGAATTGACGCGTCAGCTATGGCAGACTTCGCAGAAGCTGACACAGGCGGAGCGGCTTGGACTAAGGCTAATATCTTAGACGCATTAAATCTTATCTTCGATGCGGCGCAAGCTGTACCGGGTATTCTTCAAAAGCCGGGTTGTGGATTCTACGTTTCTTACGAAGCTTACGCGTTCTTCTTACAAGCTATCGCGGCACAAAGCACAAACCAAGGATACAATCAAGACCTTGGCGGAGCGACTTACCTTGGATACCCTGTTTACCCAACAGCAGGTATTCCTAACTCGGTAGACGTTGCGGTATTCACTTACCCTGACAACATCGTAGTAGGAACTAACAACTACACTGCTGACGTTTCAGCACAGCTTATTCCGGCTTACGCTTACGACGGATCGGACAACGTAAAAGTTGCGATGCGTTTTGGATGCGGTGTTAACGTAGCAGTACCGGGCGACGGCGTTGTAGGATTCAACTTTACATAAACCACAAAATAGAATAACATGGCTTGCAATATTACAGCAGCGAGGGGCATTGATTGCCGCGACGCAATTGGAGGGTTAAAGGCCATCTATTTTTGTAGTTCTTACTGTTCAGATATACTTAAAGAAGCAACTGTAACGGCTAACTCTTACACTATCACAACAGCGGGTTTCGCTAATTGGGATATTGTAGACAGCGGTGCGGTTACGGTATTTAAGTACAATTTGGTGACAGACCTTTCCAACTTTACAACCGCTATTGAAGCGGACAAAGCTACTGGTTCGGTTATGTACAACCAGAGTCTGAACGTAGTCCTACATAAAGTGGTGGCGGCTGACTTATTTCAGCTTGGATTAATCGCAAAGAATCGCGCTCAAATCTTTATACAAGATAGCAACGACAACGTATTCCTTATGGGAATAAACGACGGATGCTACTTAACGGGAGGCGACACGATTGCAACGGGTACGAATCGTTCAGACATGAACGGCTTGACTTTGAACTTCACAGCGAAGGAACAAGATCCGTTGTACATACTTCCGGCGGCTTCAATTTCGGATGCTAAATATCCGTTTGATGGCTTGGCTGACGATTCAGCGATAACAATCACAGCGGTATAAACTACCGTTGAATAGATAGATGAAAAGGAGGGTGGCAATGCGCCGTCCTCCTTTTTTAATTAAACAAATACAGCGTCTTTATATATTGAATTGAAATGCAACAAATACGCAACGCTAACAACACAACAAACACAGACGTAGTAAACAAATTCTACGTAACCGCTAACCAAACGCAAAGTATTGCACAAGCGTCTGTTAAGTATTTAGTTGAGTTAACGTCGCAAGGTTCGCAAAATTCTTTGTACTTTATACCGACTTCGGTTGACACAACCAAAACACCGAGGTTCATAGCGTTGACATTTACAGTAATTGACAAAGACGAAACGGCATCACCTACAACGGGACGCATAAAGTTTTATGACGCTACCGGAAAACTTGACACCTATCCGATGGGCTTTTATCATTACAAGATATATGAGCAGACGAGTAGTTCTAACCTCGATCCGGCTAACGCAACGGAATTAGAAGAAGGCATTGCGTATGTTAGAGATTATGACGGCAATATGGAAGAGATAACGCCGGATTTCAAAGAATACAACCCTACGGTTAATCAATACGTTTACCCATGATGAACAAACACGACCTAAGTGTTATAAGCTACACCGATTCAGAGATTCCGGTGTTTGATGAAAAGCAAGGACAGAAGTACGTTAACTACGGACACGACGACTTGTACGGCGAATACTTACGCGACTTATTTTTAGCAAGTTCAACAAACGGCGCAATCATTAACGGCGTTGCTGATATGATTTACGGCGGAGGGTTAGACGCAACGGATCGTAAAGAGAACGACGGGAAGCGTGAGCAGTGGTTGAGGCTTCAAGACTTACTACGCAAAAGCGACTCTCACCTTGTTAAAATGGTGTGCTTCGATATTAAGCTTTACGGCATGGCGTACTTGAATGTTATTTGGAACAAATCGCGTACTCGTATTGCTTGCATCAAGCACCTACCCGTTCACACAATGCGAAGCGGAGTAGCTGACGGCGACGGTAAGGTGTTTGAATACTATTACAAACCGGACTGGAGAGAAAAGAGGTCGAAGGAAAAGACTATCCCGGCCTTTGATTTAGAGAACAGAACATCGGCGTCAACGTGTTTCCAAATAAAAAGGTACACGCCTTCTTATCATTACTACGCATTACCTGACTACGCGGGAGCTACTAACTACATCGAATTAGACCGCGAGGTTTCAGAGTTTCATTTGAACAATATCAGACGCGGCTTTTTCCCGTCTATGCTTTTATCGTTTAAGAACGGCGTACCGACACAAGAAGAGCGTCGACAAATAGAGCAGAAGGTTATTCAAAAGTTCACAGGCGCAGACAACGCAGGACGTATTCTTATTACGTTTAACGATGGCGACGAAACCGCACCGGAGTTCACACCTATAAACACAAACGGCGCGGACGGAATGTACGAGTATCTGTCTAAGCTTGTAAGCGAAAAGATACTAACCGGACATAGGGTAACGAGTCCGCTTCTATTTGGTGTGCGTTCCGAAGGTGGAGGCTTTGGAAATAACGCCGACGAATTGCGTGACTCTTATTCTTTATTTAACAACACGGTAGTAGGGCCACTTCAGGACATCGTTTTAGAAGCAATGGCGTCATTATTCGCCATCAACGACATTGAGTTAGACTTGTTCTTTATAACGGCAAAGCCGGCTGACTTCTTAAACCTTGACGTTATCAATACACTTGACGAAGGGGAGCAAAAAAAGGAAGGTGTTACAAAGGAAGAAGTCGAAGTAAAAGTCGACGAATTTAGCAGTAAAAAAAAAGACCTGTTTGCCGAGAGCATTAGCGACTATCCGCAAGGCGTAAGGAGCAACGCGCAGAAGGTGTTAGACTTTGTAGAAAAGAACGGTTGGGGATCTTGCGGAACGGCCGTAGGCAAACAACGCGCGAACCAATTAGCCAAAGGCGAACCAATAAGTATCGAAACGGTTCAACGTATGGCGAACTACCTAACGCGCCACGCTAAAGATTTAGAGTCAAGCACAACGTACAACGACGGATGCGGTAAGCTTATGTACGACGCTTGGGGCGGTAAAGCCGGACTACGTTGGGCAAAGTCTAAGCTAAAAGAATTAAACCTAAGCGACGACGATACACACAGAATATACAAAGCACAAGCGTCAGACTTTCTTATTGAGTTAGGCGAAGACCATGAAGACTTAATGAACGAGTACGAAATGGTTGACGCGCGCAAAGTTGACTACGAGCGCGAAGACTTGTACAACGCAATGTGGACATTTGCAACACCTAAAGTTCCAAGCGGTAAACCGCAAGCAAAAAGCGAACAAGACACCGACCTAATAAAAGTTCGTTATGCATATATGCCAAAGAAGACAGGAATTAACGGCAACCCATCACGCGACTTTTGTATTAAAATGGTAAATGCCGGCGATCGTGTATGGCGTAAAGAAGACATCGAGTTTGCGTCAGACCGTGCAACCAATCCGGGATGGGGGCCTGCCGGTTCAGATTTCTACAACATTTGGTTCTACAAAGGTGGTGGCTCGTGTCAGCACTTTTGGGAGCGTAGAACATACCTAAGACGCAACAACAAGCGCATAAGCGTAAACGAAGCGCGTCGAATCATTAGAGAGAATCAAGACACCCCGTTACAAGTTAACAGTCCAAACGTTGCTAAAAGACCGCGCGATATGGAGAACCGCGGATTTATTAACCCGAACATTGCTCAAGCAATCAAAACACCAAGAAACTAATGGCAAGCCAAGCACTATTTGTTTCAGCAAACAGGCTGAAAAGAGATACCGCAATAGGCGGTTCAGTTGACGACGATTTAATCCGTCCTTACGTTTACATGGCGCAACAGCGTTGGATCCTTCCGGTACTCGGAACGGATTTATACAACAAGCTATGTAACGACATAGACACGGGCGCAGTTGCCGGCGTGTATGCAACGCTTCTAACGGACTATATTATCCCGGCGACCGTTCAGTATTCCTTTGTTCAGTTAGTGCCGTTCTTGCGCCTTAGATTCGTTAATAACGCCGTTGTTATAATGAACAGCGAACAAAGCGCGGCGGCAACCTACGACGACTTAAAGCCGTTGATGGATCAAGCGCACGATATGGCGCAGTTCTATCGTCAAAGACTTATCGACTATTTGTGCGACAACTCAGGAAGCTATCCGGAGTATTCAAGCAACACTGGTTCGGATTTATCACCAACGTCAAACAATTACACGCAAGGCTTAAACGTGGACGACGTGTATATGGATTTAAGATACAAAGCGTTTCTGTCAGCTATTGGCGCAGACTCAGGAATATGTTAAAACCAAAGCGAAAAAAATATAAGCCGAAAGAAAAGAACGAGCAGAAACTAAAGAAATACATCAATGGCAAACAAGAAAGTAAGCGACCTGACGGCCTTGGGGGGAACTCCGGCGAATGACGACGTTCTATATATTGTAGATACTTCCGCAACGGCGAGCAAGAAAGTAACATACGCAAACCTTATTGCAGGCGCAGGAGGTGGCGTTTCAATAGTTACGTCAAAGGTGTCGGTGAACAACGCGGCAGTTTTAGCTATGAAGTACAACGACACACCTGTTACGTTAAAGGCGGCGGAGTCGGGTAAAATAATAGTACCTCTCAAGGCAATCGTTGTAGCAACTCACGCAGGTAGTAACGAAAGCTCGTCAGACGATTTACGAATGGGTTGGTCGGCGACTGACTCAACAACTTCTCAATACTGGGCTACGGCAAGGGACTTTATGAACGGCGTTTCAAGTGGTACAATTACCGTGTCGAATAGTGGCGTAGCCATGGCGACAACATCAAACAAAATGACTTTCAGTATTACAAACAAGCCGTTTCAAGTTTGGTGTTCTGACGTCTTCAACGGCGGGTGGTCGATGGATATTTATTTTTCATACTATATGGTAGACGCATAATGGACGTAACACAATACGAATTAATTGGTTTATTGACTGGATTGCTTGGCACAATCTTCAAATTCCAAAGGGATTACACAATCTTAACGGCTCGCGTCGTATCATTAGAAAAGCACGAAAACGAAGTTAAAGAAATGCTCAAGGAGCTTTGCACAGGTATGCAAGACATTAAATTACTATTAGCAGAACAAGGCATCAAATGAGAGAGATTAAAGAAGTAATACTACACTGCACCGCTACACCGGCAGAACGCGAACTAACGGTCAAGGAGATACGCAATTGGCACGTTAAGGGCAACGGATGGGAAGACATCGGATACCACTTCGTTATTCACCAAGACGGAACAGTAGAACGTGGCCGTCATATTGACAAAGTAGGTGCGCATACTTGGGGACAAAACTACGGCTCTATCGGCGTGGCTTACGTTGGTGGTTCAGTAAAGAAAATAAAAAAGGCACTTGATAAAAAGAAGGCTAAAGACAAAGTAACCCTTGAACCTAAAGACACAATAACCGAAGCGCAGAAGCAAGCGTTTCGAGATTTAGTTAAGTTCTTAGAGGTTTGCTTTGGTGAACTTAAAGTTCGAGGACATAATGATTATAACAAAGACAAAGCTTGTCCGTCATTTAATATGCGCGACCACTTTGGCGATTTAGTAAATAGATAAAAAATGGAATTTATTCAACAAAACTGGGTAGAGCTTGCCCTTGCCTTGATTGCTTTTTGTAGCACTTGGACTGCATTAACAGCAACAAAAAAAGACGATGAACTATTGGATATTATCAAACGTATTTTTAATGCCATTGTTCTTGGTAAGAATAGTTGCGCGAAGGATTGCAAAGAAGAAGGATGCAACAAAAAATAATAGGCCTACTTTCAAAGCTTGACATAAGCGAAATATTCCGCGACAAGGGCGGTCTTCGTAAATGGTCAGCAAAGCGCACTATCGGCGGCGTAATAGTTACCTACGCACTAACATCTATGAACGGGGAGATTGAATGGAACGGGGTGGTGTTATGTGTGGTAGGCATTGTCCCACTATGTCTTTCTTTCTTTGAGCGATCATAGACCAAGACTAAAAGGTAACAGGCTTAAAGCCTTCCAACACCTAACTAAAAAGGAGCGTCGGATTCTCGTTATTGGGGATCTGCACGAGCCTTTTTGTCTTAATGGGTATCGCGAGTATTGCGAAGAAATGTATGCGCGTTGGAATTGTAACCAAGTAGTCTTCATAGGCGACATAATAGACAACCACTACTCAAGCTATCACGAAACCGATCCTAACGGTTTAAGCGGTATCGACGAACTAAAGCGTGCAATTAAATGCGTACAAAAGTGGTCGAAGTCTTTTCCTAAAGCCGACGTATGTATTGGCAACCACGACCGCATCATTATGCGTAAGGCGTTCTCGTCAGCAATCCCGCGCGAGTGGATAAAGAGTTACAACGAAGTCCTTGGTACTAATTGGAATTGGGTAGAGCGGATCGTTTACGACGGGGTGCAATACGTCCACGGCGAAGGCGGAACGGCCAGGACTAAAGCGAAG